GTTTGCCTTTGCCTGGTCGCCGACGCCCCGGTAGATGAACTCGCCGACGCCGGTCACGACCGCGGTGAGCGTGTCCTCCGCGACGTTCTTGAGGATGAGCAGCGCTCCCGCGAGGTCGTGCACCCAGCTCGTCCACAGCACTTTGATGTCCTTCGTGGCGCGCGCGAACGCCAGGCGCAGCCCGGCCATCGCGATCTCGCCGGCCAGCGAGAAGTCGCCAGACACGAGCGCGTCGCGCACCCCGTCGAATGCCAGTTTGAGGTCGGCGCCCACCGCCGACGCGAGCTGCCCGAGGTAGCCGAACACCGCGCGCGCGGCGGCCCCGAGCTGCGCCAGCAGCCCGGTGGCGTACGCGATGGCGACACCGACGCCGGCGACTGCCACGGCGATCAGCCCGACCTTCGATGCGATGAGCGCGAACGCCGCGCTGGACGCCGCGCCCGCGGCGAGCGCGGCCGCCTTGATGAGCCCGAACACCGCGGCGAGCGCGGTGCCGACCGTCACGGCGGCCTTGATCGTGAGCCCGAGCGCGATGAGGCTGACGCCGAGCGCGCCGACGCCGGCGACCGTCGCAGCGATCGCGGCGATCGTGCCTGGGTTTTCCTTCGCCCACGCCGCGACCACGTTGACCACGTTGGTGAGGATCGTGCCGAGCGTGCGCAGCGGCCCCACCAGCGACTCGCCGACTGCGATCGCGAGCCCCTCGAGCGCGCTGAGCACCAGCTCTACGCTGCCCTTGAGCGTGTCCAGCTGCGTCGCCGCGATCCTGGCCGCGGTGCCTGCCGAGCCGGCCAGCGCCGCCGTGCGCGCGTTGAGCGCGGCCGAGCCCTGCGTCAGCAGCTCGGCGACGCCAGCAGCCTGGCGCGCGTCGAATATGCGCCCGAGGATGTCCAGGCGCGCGCCGCTGCCCATGCCGCCGAGCGCCGTCTCGAACTGGCCGATGATGTCGGCCAGCGACCGCACGTTGCCGGCGGCGTCCGTGACCTGCACGCCGAGCTTCGCCATCTCCTCGCGTGCCTGCTCGCTTGGGCTCGTCAGAGACAGGATGGCGCCGCGCAGCGTGGTGCCAGCCATCTCGCCCTGAATGCCTGCGTTCGACAGCAGCTGGATGGCTGCGACGACCTCCTCGAAGGCCACGCCGGCAGTCTTTGCGATCGGGCCGACGTACTTCATGGCCTCGCCGAGCATCGGCAGGTCGGTGTTCGCGGTGGTCATCGCCTTCGTGAGCACGTCGACCGCGTGCGCGACCTGCGTGACCGGCACGCCCATGCCCGACATGATCTTGGCGACGATGTCCGCCGACTGCGCCATGCCGAGCTGGCCGGCCGCGGCCAGGTTCAGCGTCGGCCCGATGGCGCCGAGGATCTTGTCGACGTCGTAGCCGGCGAGCGCGAAGTAGCTCATGGCCTCCGCGGCCTGGCTGGCGCTGAACACCGTCGACTCGCCGAGGCGCTTGGCCTCGTCGCCAAGGCGCTTGAAGTCCGTCGCGTTGGCGTTGGTCAGCGCCTTGACGCGCGCCATCGTCTGCTCGAACGACGCGAACGCGACGGTGCTGGCGACGAACGGCGTGGCGGCGACGGCGCTGAGCGCTGCCATCTGCGAGCCGACGGCCTGCACGCTGGCGCCGAACGCCTTGAGCTTTGCGGCCGCGCGAGCGAGCCCCGCGGCCATATTGTCCTTCGCGCCGATCTCTACGTACGCCTTGCCCGCGCGGATGTCTCGTGCGCCTGCCATTTACGCTGCCCTCACAGTGTTCTTCCAGTGCGACGGCAACGATGGCGCAGCCTGGCGCAGCGCCGGTGCCATGAACGGACGCGCGGCGACGCGCACTGATGCGCTCGCCGGCCGGTACAGCTCGTCGTTCAGGCGCGTCGCGCGCGCAGCCTGCTCGGCAGTCTTGATCTTGGCGTAGGTCACGCGCACGCGCTTGCCCGTCGAGGTCCGCACGACCTTCATCGAGCGCCCGCCGGCGGACGCGTAGCGCCCCTTGCTGTCGCGCCCCGATCCGCTGCTGACGCGGATCTCGCCCGAGCCACCGACGCGGCGCGCGGTCCTGGCGTCGCGCGCGCGCGCAGCGCCGCCAAACTCCATCGCCGACGGTGCGCCGGTCCCGCCGCCAGGTAGGCGGACAGGACCGACGACTGCCGACCTGGTCGTGGAGTCGTAGTAGAACCAAGTCCCCTTGCGAATCAGCGCGGACTTGTTGCCACGTCCGGTGCGCGCAAACGGCGGATTGCCAGGCGGCGAACCCTTGCCGTCCGGCTTCCACTTGCGGTATCGCATAGACCGCTGGGCAACGACACGGATGAGCGCGGCGCTCCTTGCGAGCGCGTTCTGCCTTGCCCTGTCGACAGCGTCCTTTACGACCTTTCGGTCGAAGAACGACTGCCGCGCCATCTTCATGTCGAGCTTCAGCACGGCGCTGCGCTCACTTGCGCACGAAGCGGCTGATGGGCGCGATGTGCCCCGCGATGTAGCCGACGAGCCCGATCATGATCGCGAACCAGATGCTGCCGATGAATGCTGACATGGGTCATTCCTCCGTGAAAGGTGATGGAAGGTCAGGCGTCCAAGCCGGACCGGAAAGGATCTCGAGAATCTCCGCGTGCGTGTACGGCCCCTGCGCGCCGTCGATGCCGACCGTCCACGACGGCCGCTCGCCGTCCCACTTGACGAACGTGAGCGTGCCATCGACGCTGTATCGCAGCGTCTCGGCGCTCGTCTCGCAGACGGTGTCGAAGTCGATCTGCGGAACGGCTGCGGCAGGGATGATGAGGTATTCGCGTATGGTGGTCATAGTCCGAAGCGCCCTCGCGTGGCGTTGAAGTTCTGGGTGATCTCGGTAGACGAGAGTGCGCGGTTGTAAACGCGAACCTGACTCACGGTGCAGGTGCCGTACTCGTTGCTACCTGAATATGAGTTATCGAGGTTCCCGATACGAAGGTCGATGTTGCTGATTGCCGGGATGTTGCCAGCCGTCGTGCCTGTGGTGAGCTGCGTGCCGTTCTTGTAAAGCGTCTGAACCGTGTTGGTGCCAGACTTGCTCCACACAGCGGTGACGTGGTGCCATGTGAGCGCTGCAAAGTTTGACGTGAGCTCTGTGCGGTGCACGCGCTCGACATTAGCGCTTGTCCAGTAGCTCATTAGCAGAGTACCGTTGGTCAGATGGGACGGGTTCCAATTCAGGGTGAATGGCCCTCGAGCGGCATAGGACCACGGCTCGCGCTTCGTTACGAGGCTCTGCCAGCGGTTCCCGCCGTACCCGCTGGGCCAGTACACCCAAGCCTCGACCGTGACGCTGTCACCGATTGCCAGCGATGCGCCGCGGCCGCAGTTCACCTCAGCATTGGTGCCATCAAACGAAATCGCTCCGCCACGGTCAGCGCTGTACGTCGGGCCGTTCGTGAGCGTGCCGCTGTTGCCGTTTCCACTCAGGTCCGTCCACGTCGTCCCGCTTCCCGGATAGGACGCAGAGTTCCCGGCGTCCCAGTGACCGACAAGCCCGCTGGTGACCATCTGCGTCCCGAGCTGCGCCGGTGACGGCATGACGAGGTAGCGGCTCATAGGCTGAACCTCCCTCGAAGCGCGTTGAAGTTTTGGAGTATCTCGCCGTTACTGAGGGCCCGCGTGTACAAGGCATAGGCGTAAATGCGACCCTGAAAGAACCGCCCGAACTCGTTGGCAGAGGTTGACGATGTGACGTTTGTGACTACCGCGCCGAGAGTCCTTGATTGCGAGCCTGACTTGATGCTTACCCCGTTGATGTAGTAGGTGGCGCCAGTAGCACTCTTTGTAACGACAAGGTGACTTATTCCGGTGTAAGTCTTGTAGTCAACAAGAAACGAAGGCGCATAGTCGAAGTTGTGGCATCCGGCGATGAAGCCGTTGGTCCCAAACTGAAACATGAAGGCTGCAAATGACGAGTTGAGGGGCTTGTATAAATGTTCGCTTAGGAGGCCTTGCGCTGACCCTGTGTAGTACCCATATCCGGTCGATGATTCAGCTCGTCCGGTTGTAATGGTTGCTGTGGGCTCTAGCCAATACTCGAATGTCAGGCTTCCCTCACGCTCAGCGTCCGATGTAAGCGGATCGGAGCACCCTATGTAGTCATCGGTGCCATCCAGCGAGATAGCCAGATTGCGTGCGTACACCGCCGAGGGCGAGTTGAACATCGTCGCGCCGTTCGCACTACCGCTCAGGTCGGCAAGCGATGTTCCGGTTCCTATGTACGAGTATGGGTTGCTGACATCAAGACGCATCCTTAGTCCCTCGGTCACGATGCGCGCCCCCTCCTCCTGGGTGACCCGCGGAGCGATGAGCGTGCCGATGGTGGACACCGGACGGCTGACTAGGCGGCGCTCAATCATGCGATCTCGTTGACGTACCCGTGGATGGCGACGACCGACGCCGCAGAGGCGTAGGCGCGGATGACCAGCGCGGTGGCGTTGCCCTTGAGCATCAGTCCCGGCGTGACCAGCACCAGCCCGCTCTCGGCAGGGATCGTGAGCTCGATGTCGTCCGCGGGCGACGTGGTGCCGCCCCACTGGATGGTCAGCTTGCGCGCAGTGGTGTCCGCGTTGACCGCGTACAGCCACACCTCCTGAAGCGTCGAGGTGCTGGTGGGGCCGGTGTGGATCGTGGTGCCGTTGGCCGCTGTAGCAGCGACCAGCACTGCACGGCCGTCCGTGCTGCCTGAGAGAAGCTTCTTGGTGAATGTTGCCATAGTGGTCCTTATGCGAATACGCGCATGGCGAGGATGATCTGGTCATCCTCTGGCGTGACGGATCCGCCGCCGCCCGTCT